AACGACCTAGTCTATCCAGACGGACATGAGAAAGCTGGTGAGCCACTGTTCTACAGAAGGTTCATACCAGCCAGCCTTAAAGATAACCCCTACCTGATGGAGGGCGGTCAGTACGAGGCCAACCTACTATCCTTACCCGAAATGCAGAGGAGACAGCTTCTTGAAGGTGATTGGGCAGTTGCAGACGGTGCGGCGTTTTCTGAATTTAGACAGGCTGATCATGTCATTCAACCGTATGATATACCGCACAACTGGCGGCGTTTCAGGTCATGTGACTACGGATATAGCTCTTATAGTGCTGTTCACTGGTTTGCAATTGACCCGAACTATAGCACCTTAATTAATTACCGTGAGTTATATCTTACTAAGCATACAGGCCGAGACTTGGCTAAGGCAGTTATGGCTGCCGAAGAGGGCGAGAAAATAGACTACGGGATCTTAGACAGCAGCTGTTGGCACAACCGGGGCTTTACCGGGCCATCCATAGCTGAGGAGATGATATCCCAAGGCACCCGCTGGCGTCCTAGTGACCGTACCAACGGCGCAAGGGTTGCTGGAAAGAACCGTTTCCACGAAGTCCTCAAAGTTGATGAAGTTACTGGTTTACCCGGCATCCAGTTCTTCAATACGTGCCGCCAAATAATTGCAGACTTACCTGTAATACCAGCAGACCCTAAAGGCTCTGACGATATAGACCCTAGGTATGCATCGGACCACGCATACGACAGCGTTAGATATGCAGTTATGAGCCGCCCGAGAGCCTATTCTCCCTTTGATATGGGCCAAGGCGTCCCTCAACAAGTCTGGCGTCCGGCAGACACAATATTTGGATACTAAAAAATGGCTTTAATGGATAAACCTCTTCCTGATGATGTAACAGATACAAGTATTTCAGTTCCCTTGAATGAAGATGGGGATGTAGAAGCTGAAAACCTAGATTTTGCCGGGGCTGTTAGTTTTATACAAAGCCAATATAGCCGCTCGAAAGACGCCCGATTAGCCGATGAGACACGTTGGCTCGACTCTTATCGTAACTACCGAGGCCTATACTCTTCAGAGGTAATGTTTACGGATACGGAGAAGTCAAAAGCCTTTATTAAAGTAACTAAGACCAAAGTCCTGGCAGCTTATGCTCAAGTAGTAGATGTTCTATTTGCAGGTTCTAAGTTTCCGATTGGTATCGAGGCTCGACAGTTTCCAAGTAACGTAGCAGATGCTGTGTCTTTCGACCCAAATGAGTTAAGCCCAGAAAATGTTAAAGAGAAGACGGGAGTAAACTACACTCCTAAGTCTTCGATAGCCCGTCCAGACATTGCTAAAGACTTAGGGATCTTTAAAGACGATCTTAAAGAGGTCGAAGACCAGTTAGCGTTAGGTGTTGGGAAAACCCCGGAGTCCGTTACCTATGAGCCAGCCAAAAGAGCTGCTCAAAAAATGGAAAAGCTGATGCACGATCAGTTGGATGAGACTGATGCACCTAAACATCTTAGATCCGTTGCTTTTGAAACGTGTTTGTTTGGAACTGGGTGTTTTAAGGGTCCATTTGCCCAAGATAAAGAATACCCGCGCTGGGATGAAGAGGGAAACTACACTCCTATCTTTGAAACCGTCCCTAAGATGGAATATGTGTCTATTTGGGATTTTTATCCTGATCCAGACGCCCGGAATATGGAAGAAGCCGAATTTACGATACAAAGACATAGGCTAAACCGTACGCAATTACGAAATTTAAAGAAAAGACCGCATTTCCGTGCGGAAAGCATAGAGTTATCCTTAGAATATGGTGCTGACTACCAAAGAGAGTACTGGGAGAACGCATTAGAGGACGATTCAATGTCTACGGGCATGGATAGGTACGAAGTTCTTGAATATTGGGGCATTTTAGACGCTGAATTAGCCGTAGAAGCCGATATAGACATACCTAAAGAGTTTAAAGATAAGGACGAAATACAGGTCAATATTTGGATTTGTAACGGCCAAATACTTCGTTTAGTGCTAAATCCGTTCACTCCAAGCCGTATTCCGTACCTTTCGGTCCCTTATGAGGTCAATCCATACTCATTTTTTGGTATTGGCGTTGCAGAGAATATGACTGACACACAGCTCCTAATGAACGGCTTTATGCGTATGGCTGTGGACAATGCTGCGTTAAGTGGAAACCTTATTTTTGAGGTGGACGAAACAAACTTGATACCTGGTCAGGATATGAGCATTTACCCCGGCAAGGTGTTTCGCCGCCAGAGTGGCGCACCTGGTCAAGCCATCTTCTCGACCTCTGCAAAAAACACCTCACAAGAAAACCTATATCTTTTCGACAAGGCTAGGCAGCTTGCTGATGAAGCTACTGGCATCCCCTCGTATACACACGGCTCTGGTGCTGTAGGCGGCGTTGGCCGAACGGCTTCAGGGATGTCGATGCTTATGGGTGCAGCGGCGCAGAACATTAAAGCGGTTGTCCGTAACATCGATGACTATTTGCTTGCTCCATTGGGAAGATCTTTATTCCGATTTAATATGCAGTTTAATTTCGACAAAGAGTTTATCGGAGACCTAGACGTTAAGGCCCGTGGCACCGAAAGCTTAATGCGGAATGAAGTTCGAAGTCAGCGTTTGCTACAGTTCATGCAGATGACTGCCAATCCTTCGATGGCTCCTTTTGTTAAATACGATTACATCTTACGAGAGTTAGCTTCTTCTATGGATTTGGATGAAGATAAAATCTTGAACGATCCTAGACAGGCTGCAATCCAACAAAAAATGATGGCGGAGATCCAGGCCTTAATGCCTGAGCAACCTCAGCAGCCGCCTGAAGGTGGCCCACCGGGCGCTGAAGACCCTACTGGCAACGGTGGCGGTAACATAGCCCCTGGAGCAGCTCCTGAGCCAGACGCACAAGGATTTACTGGTGGCGGCGGCGGAGCCAACGGCGGTAATGCACCTCAACCTCAGCAACCACCCCAAGGCCCAGTTCAGTAATGGATAAACAATTTTTCCGGGCGTTACTGTTACTCGTAAACACTAAGACGCAGTATTCCTTACTTAAAGAGTACGCTGCTAAAAGAATAGATCTTCTACAAGCTCAACTAAGCACAGAATTAGATATGGACAGGGTCAAGAGAATGCAGGGTTCGATTGCAGAACTCCGTAGGATCGAAACTCTGCGCGATGAAGTAATTAAAGGGGCCGAGTAATGGGTAAGTTTAGAGATCTAATACGCTCCATAAGTTTTGATTCCGATGATGAGGATACCAACCTAGAAGGCACTCAAAAAGGAATGGGCTATGGCGAACTTCTTTTTGATAACATTGTAGGAATTGATAATGGTCGAGAAAGTTTTGGTGAACAACTAAGCCAACGAATTGCTGATGATTCAGTAGGGTTTGCAAAAGAAGTCGGAACAGGGATGTACGAAGGTGTTAAAGACTTTGTCAAAGCACCTGTGCAAACTACTAAAGACGTAGTTGGCGGAATTTATAACAGTACAAAAGATTTATTCACAAAAGATTTAGATGAACGCCTAATGGAAATGTTTGGCGTCACTATGGAAGAGGCTTCGTCTGAACAAGTCAATCAAGCCAGAGAAGGTTACTTTGGGGATGCCTTAGATGCCGCAACATTAATACCAGCGGCTGGCGGAGCTATTAAAGCCGGAAAAATCGTATCCAACGCACTACCAGATATAGAAGTAGACCCCAATACAATGGGGATGAACTTTGCAAATGTAAAATTTAAAAGTGATGATGTAAACGCTCCTGACACTGTACCTGCAACAGTAACCGCTCAAACAGATGAAGCTTTAAGTATGCCGCCTGAAATCGGCCCCAACAGGCGTGTGGACACCCGACTACCTACTGACGTAGCTAATGAAGACGCTCTAAAGACAGGCGCTCTAGTTAGCGATGGCGATGCGATGATGGGCAATAATAACATGGCCGAGAACTTTGCCATGATGGCACAGGGATATCCCGGACTAAAAAACCTGTGGTCAGATGACGTAGCTGAAACAGCCGCTAATATTACAAGCCGCTTTAAAGAAAATATTATTAGTCTGTACGATATGTCGGACAAGCTCGGCATAGCTAAAGAAAGCGCACAATGGTATGTCGGGGCAAACCGCATTGCTAATGGTTTAGCGGGTAGGTTTGGAGTGAGTGACACTAAGGCTGCGGGTGTTCTCGCAGTTATGTCTCCCCAAAAAGATTGGTTTCAAAATGTTGCCTTGGGCGAACGCTTAATTAAGCACCATACCGAACTTGGGCCTAATGCGCCTTGGACCACAGCTATGGACGATGTTACAATAACTGTACCACCCTCTAGAAAAAAACAGGGCAATACGGCATGGCAAGATGGTAAGAATGGAGCGGTCTTAGACAGCATTAAAGGTAAACCTTGGGGAGAGTTAGAAACCCCAATGCAAAAAGCATTATGGCTTCGTGCGTATGACCAAGCACACTTTGGTAAAGCATATAGAGAAGTAAGCCCTGAAGGCGATATTTTAAATTACGCTATTAAAAAAGATGGGGGTCAGACGCCCCTTGTCCACCAAGGCTTTGGTGACATTGCCAAGGCAGTTCGTATACTTGAGGGGGATGGAACTCTTACTGCTATATCTCCTGAATTAGGCGGTAATCATAAGGTTCGTAACTTCTTTAACAATATCCTAAACCCGGACAGCCCCAATGATGTAACTGTTGATACGCATCAGATTGCAGCGGGTCTTATGAGACCCCTAGGCTCAGGCTCTGTCGAAGTACACCACGGACTAAATGGCGCAAACATTAAAGGTAATCCTAATCGCTGGTCTAATTCAGGTAAGGCCGAGACAGGTATGCAAGGCAGCTACGGTCTTTACTTTGATGCAACTACAGAAGCTGCTCTGCTTCGAGGCGTATTACCTAGAGAGATGCAATCAGTTTCATGGGAGCAACTAAGAACTTTATTTCCACAGACGCTTAAAAACAACAAAGAGTTTATTTCTTCTACGGAAGCAATCTGGCGGATGGTCGATGACAAGGCAATATCGGCAGACGGCGCTCGTTCCATGATAATAGCAGAGGCTGAAAAGTTGGGTGCTGGGGGCGCTCCCTCATGGAAGACCTACAGCGGCAATCGCCGAGATGTAGGCATAGCAACCGCAGGTCTAGTAGGCGCAGCTGGCCTAGCTACAGCAGAAGAAGCTGACCAGGGTTTCGCTTCACCTAAATAAGGAAATTCAATGGACGCTATTACACAGCACCATTTTCACAATATTGCATATGGCACCCCTCTTCCCC